GAGTCACTTGCTCTACCAATTGAGCTAACGGCCCGGAGGCAAATTCCGCTTGAATATACTGGCCTGTAGAAAAATTGTCAAGGTGGCTGCGGTCCTCTTTCCGCCGATCAAGGGCGGAGATCGGTTGTCTGGTCCTGACTCTTCTGCCCAAGGCCTCTCTCAAATGGGCGTTTAAAAGCCCCTTTTTCATTTCCTGGCCTATCTTGCTGCCCATCTTTGGAAAACTCGATTCAACCCTTAACTCTGCCGAGACCCGCTATCTCAAACCTTGCCTCCCGGGAAGGCGTCACCCGGATGAACGAATAATTTGGTTATTCTATTAAGATACGCCATTTACAGTGCCAGCTATCTTTTACAGACTCCCCTGCCACTGATCTGCAATCGTTTTAAGGCGCCATCTCCCGTTAAAGCCGTTTTCCTTTTCGATTAGAACACCCTCCTTGGTTCATCCCATTCATTATTCATCTAAATTTCTCTACACAAATACCCTCAGCATATCCGAGGCCACCGCGGCCAATAAGAGCGAATTGCATCTCTTAACCGGGGGCCTGGCCAGTCAATTCTATCCTGGGTCAAATGACCTACCTGTGCTGGAAAGTTTATAGAAATTCAATATGATCAGCCCCACGATCAGGGTCTGGAGCTAATCAAGGTCTTGGGAATTGTTTTCCGAATGAATGAGGCATGGGCCAAGAACTAAATCTGGATGAGCTGATTGGTCTGGCATAACCATCATTGCACCTGCCCGGCGTTCCAGCCAAGACGAGAGAAGGGAGTAGTGGATGGGAAAAGATTGGCTTAGCCGGAAGTTTCCCTCGAGCCTGGCACCTGGGGACGCCGGCGTCAGGCGCGGAGCGGGGCGGACTTAGGGCCAGGGGGCCTGGCCAGTCAATCCTGTCCTGGGTCAAATGACCTGCCTGTGCTGGAAAGGTTATAGAAATTCAATATGATCAGCCCCATATCAGGGTCTGGAGCTAATCAAGGTCTTGGGAATTGTTTTCCGAATGAATGAGGCATGGGCCAAGAATTAAATCTGGATGAGCTGATTGGCTGGCATAACCATCATTGCACCTGCCCCCGCGTTCCAGCCATGACGAGAGAAGGAAGTAGTAGATGGGAAAAGATTGGCTTAGCCGGAAGTTTCCCCCGAGCCTGGCTCCTGGAGCCGCCGGCGTCAGGCGCGGAGAGGGGCGGACTTAGGGCCATGGCCAGATCATCCCTGTTTGATGGACTTCCGCCCCGGGATTTGGAGAATATGCCGCTGCTCCTGGATCGTATCTATGGGCGCCTGGGAGGCGATATCGACCGGCTGGAGGTACAGATCAAGGGGCGCCTGAGCGACATGGAGGGCCGGCTCCGGAATCAGGAGGGCCGCATGGAGCAGCAGGAAGACTGCCCTTGCCAGGTTCACCGGGATGCGGCGCACGAATGTCCGATCCTGGCAATTAAGGAGCAGATCAACAAGATGCAGCGGCGCCTGGCCTGGTATGCCGGCATCTTTGCTGCGGGCACGGCCATTCTCTACACCCTGTCCAATTTGCTGTGGCTATTCAAGAGATTATAGTTTTGTCTGTCGGATTATTGCTTTTGACTTTTTGGTTTTTACTTTTGTTTTCCTTAAAAAAATCGGGGGTTAAATGGATCACCTGGAACTCCTGAAGAAGGGCGCCCTGGCCGAGAAGCGGGAGCACTTCCGGGACCTCCTCATCCGCATCGACCGGCTCATTCAGGCCATCCAGCTCAACACCTTCCGCATTCACGACGAGGACCTGGATTCCATCAAGGAGGACCATGTCCTGGCGGCCGCCGCGGAATTGGCCTCGGCAGTGAAGCTGGCCAGGAAACTGAAGGCGGAGCTGGAGGATTAAGTTTGGGCAACCTCAAGGAACATAGCTATTTAAACCAGGCGGAGCGTCTCTTCGTTCATGAAGGTCGCACCCTGGAGGAGATCGCCACCCGGCTCTCAGTGGACCTTACCACATTATTAGACTGGCAGAATAAAGGCGAGTAGGACAGAAAGCGCAGAGCCATCCTGGCAAACCCCGAAAATCTGGCGGAGCGTCTGCGCCTGGCCCTGGGAAAGATGCTGGCCGCCTTGGAAAACGGGGAGGAACTGGACCCCAAGGCCTTCGATACCATCGCCAAGGCCGCGACGGCCATTAAAAATCTGGACCGAGGCGGTTACGATTTAAAGGTGGCAGGCATTAAGGTGATGGAGGACTTCACCGGCTTTTTGAAGGAGCAACTGGGGGAGCCGGGAGAGTTGCAGCTTATCGGGGCCCGGATTCGGGCCTGGTTCAGGAGTTTAGAATAAGGCAAAAGTAAAAAGGCAAAAGAAATTCTTTTTTTACTTTTAACTTTTGACTTCTCTTAATAACAACCGGAGGAAAAAAATGAAGCTTAATCGAATGCAAGCGGTTTTGGCGATGTTCCTGGCCGTGTCCCTCTTGTTCACCGGCTGCGCCGCGGTCGAAAACTTTCTGTGCAGCAACCGGGTGGCCATCGAGGGCGACGTTAGCGCGGCCCAGGCGGCCATCGCCGCGGTGCAGGCCGAGTATGGGTCCGTGATCCCGCCTGAGGCCCAGGCCATCATCACCGCCGCCAACGCGGTGATCGCCACCGGGGAAACCATCCTCAACAATGAAATCTGCCCCAGCGACGCGGACGTGCAGACGGTGCAAAACGCCGCGGCCGCCCTGGAGCAGGCCAAGGTGCAAGCCGGCTGGAAGTAGTTCCCAGTTATCAGTTCCCTGATTTTCCTTGCCTTTTACTTTCCTGGCAACTGGGAACTGGCAACTGGAAACTAAGGAGTTAAAAGGAGTCAGGTTCCCAACCTGTAGGAGAAAAATATGAGAATTGACCACCGCTTCGTCAAACTCGGCAAGCTCCCTTACCGGCGCGACCGGCGCTCGTTGCGGCTGGCCAAATACCTCATCACCCCGCCGCCGTGCCCCAATTTCTATGACTGGCTGGGCAAGGTGAGCAAGTTCGGGCCGATGGGGAACCTGGACGTGGGCGACTGCACCTGTGCCGGCGCCGGGCATCTCATCCAGATGTGGACCGCCAATCAGGGCCGGGAAAATATTCTCCCGGACGCCGATATCCTGGCCATTTACTCGAAGCTGTCCGGCTACACCCCCAGCGATCCGAACAGTGACGTCGGCCTGAATCTCCTGGACGTCCTCAAGTTTTGGCAACAGACCGGCATTGACGGCCACAAAATCGGCGCCTACGCGCAGGTAGATCTCACCCAAAAAAACCTTTCCCTGGCCTGCTATCTGTTCGGCGGCGTCTATTGCGGCGTGGCCCTTCCGGTGAGTGCCCAAAATCAGTCAAAATGGCAGGTGACCGACCCCAACCTCAATGGCGATGCGGCGCCGGGCTCCTGGGGCGGCCACTGTGTGCCTATGGGCGCCTTTGATCCTCTCGGGGGCGTCTTCGTCACCTGGGGAGAAGAACAATATGCCACCGAGGAGTTCATCGCCGCCTACTTCGATGAGGCCTGGGCGATCATCTCCCAGGACTTCCTGGATGGCAAGGAAGAGACGCCCCTGGGTTTCGACCTGGCGGCGCTGAATCAGGACTTGCAGGTGGTAACGGCTTAGAGGCAGGGGCCTGGGATCAGCGGCCAGGGGTCAGGTTTTCTAACCCCTAACCCCTATCCCCTAATCCCTGATTTTTACGGCATAATCGGCGGATAGTGGCACAGTTTTAAACCTGTGCTACTGGCGGTTAAATATTAGCCGCCGATGCACGCCGATAACGCCGATGAACCAGATAACAGCAAGAGGCGCCTAGATGAAACGCAGATCATTAGCCTTACTGGCCCTGGTGGCGCTGTTGGTTCTGGGACTGGCGCCGGCAGGCTTTGATACCCTGAGCGTGCCTAGCACCGCGGCGGTGCCGCTGCCCCGCGCCGGCATTTCCGGCCGCGCCGTGCAGACCGCCTATGTGACCAATATCGGCACGACCTTGATCTATTTTCGCATTGACGGGGGCGTTCCCGCCGTCGGCGCCGGGGATACCATCTGGCCCGGGGGCGGCGAGAAGCTGGAAAACCCGCTGGAGGTCTCCAACTTTCAGGCCATCAGCGCCAGCGGCACGGGGCTTTTGGCCATCCACTCATTTGAATGATTATGAAGTTCCCAGTTTCCAGTTCCCAGTTGCCAGTAAAGGCAAGGATATTCTGGGAACTGATAACCGGGAACTGGGAACCGGAGGTTAATATGAAACGCAAAATCATCCTGATTCTTCTCTGCGTCCTCTGCGTCTCTGCGGTGAATTTCCCCGCCCGGGCATTGCAAAAAACCCTGGCGCCCGGCGAGCCCCCCATCCCCCTTGGCACCACCTCCCAATACTGGCGGGGCGACAAGACCTGGCAGACTTACGCCGGTATGACCTACCCCGGCGCCGGCGTCGCCAACTCCACCGGCTCCGCCTGGGGCACTTCCTACACGGTAGGAACCGCGGCGAACAACCTGGTGCAACTCAACGGCAGCGGCCAACTGCCTGCGGTGAGCGGCGCCAACCTGACCAACCTGCCCGGGAACCTCCCCTCCGGCGCCTCCTGGCAAAGCCCCTCGACCCTGACCCTGGGAACCCCCACCGTGGGCTATGGCGCCGTTCTCTTCCCCACCGTCGAGAACCTGGCGCCTTTCGGTCTGGTACAGACTTCCGGCAGCTATACAGGCGGCGGGCATACCTATCCAGACGATGAATTTGGCTGGGGATTCAACCCGAGTGCTATTTCCTCTGCTGCCCAACTGATATTTAGCCTGGAGTCCGACTATTGGGCCTATAACGGGTCAGGCTGGTATCACAACATGGAATTTAACATGGCGTATAACAGCGCCAGTGACACCTACTCTTGCCGACCCATCGAATTTAGCGTTGACCGGGATAATGGCCCCTACGGTAGTGGGCACATGAACTGGCTCTTTGGTATTGGGACCGGCAGCGGAGGTCCAAACTACTTTGAGATCAGTGATGGAACGAATGCCTTATTTAATCTTACTGGAGGAGAAGCCTCTGGCGGCAATCAGTTAACTCTATATTCCGGCATATCACTCATATGGGGTGGTGATACCGCACTCTTCCGTTCAGCCAGCAACACGCTTAAAACAAACGGCAATTTGATCGTGGGAGGAACCTTATACGGCAATACTTTGAGTGGGAGTAGTTCCATAGGTGCTCCGGTTCAAACTGTCGGGAGCGGACTGAGCGACCTGACCTCCGCGGGGACCTATATTGGCAACCCTGGGGGCACCACTATCGTTTACTACTTCCAGATCAGCAGCACCGGCACTCCCGACCAGTTTGAATGGAAAAGAGGCTCGGGCGGTTCGTGGTCTTCCGCAACCAATATCACCGGTGCTGCTCAAACTGTTGAATATGGATTGACTATAAAATTCAATGCTACCACCGGGCACACCTTAAATAATCAATGGACGGTTACTGTCGCAATTACCCAACCTCTAAGTGTAGCCAGGGCAGATGGTTCTTCATTTTTAACTATAGGTGAAGATGGCACAGTTAATGTCGGCAATGCCGGGTCTTATCCATATCTCTCCATCCCGCCGCAAGGCTCTGCCATATATGCTAATGGGCCTGCTGGTAGTAATGCTATTGGGTCTATTAACGGCGGCAATTTTATAGAAATGGAAGGGGGGACCTCAAACAACGTCAGCTACGTATATTCCAATCAAGAAATCGTATTTGTTCCGAACACTTTTACGTCGCTGGTCCTGGACACAAACGGAAATGCTGGAATAGGAACTTGGGGCAGATCATTCGGAACCAGTGCAGCAAGCGTTTTCGGAATGGGGCCGGGAACTCCGCCCTCTACTGCGAGTAATATAGCGCAGATGTGGGCGGCGAATCTCAATGGCTCTTCAACCCTCGGCTGGCGGTTTATGAACCAGGCGTCAACTACCGTATTCACTCTAACCGGCATATCCGCTACCCAGGCAGCAAGCACCGGCGCTGGTTCAATCTTGATGGCCTCCGCCACTTCTGGGCCGACTGCCAATGCCGGTTGGCTGACGATGCTGGGTCCCCTGGGTACGGTGGTTTATGTGCCTTACTGGACCACGGCGACCCCATAAGGAGAACTGACCAAATGTCTAAAATTGCCTCAATTCTGATGGTCCTGGCTCTGCTGGCTGCGCCTTGCCTGGCGGCTGACAAAACCAGACCTGCTGACGTGGACAAGGCCAAGGCCGAGGTGCAGGCCGAGAAGCAGGAACGGCAGAAGAAGTGTGGTGAGGCCATTGAGAAGGCGTTAAAGGAATACCGTTGCACTATGGAGGTGGGAATGCTGGTCACGACTAAGGCCAATATCCCCCAGGTGCAGTTGGTGCCGCAGGATTAAAAGATAGTTCCCAGTTGCCAGTTCCCAGTTGCCATTAAAGGCAAGGAAATTCTGGGAACTGGGAACCGGGAACTGGGGAAAAATGCTTACCTTAAAACAAAAATTCACCAAGGCGGAGTTTCAGCGCCGGGCCGATGAGATCCTGGGCTGCCTTTTCCGGGAGGTCAACGCCTTCGCCGACGTGAGTGAAGCCGCCAAAAAGGCGCGGCGCGCCCAGACCCTGACCGACCCCTTCGCCTTCTTCACCACCTATCTCCCCCATTATTTCTCCCAGGAGTTTGCGCCTTTTCATCACGAGCTGGTGGCCCTCCTGGAAGGGAGCGTTTCCCGTTTACCGTTTTCCGTTTCCCGTGAAAGTCAAAAGCAAAAAACACGAGCTTTAACGGAAAACGGAAAACGGAAAACGGAAAACCACGCTGGGGCTTTAACGGAAAACGGAAAACGGAAAACCTTGCGCTAACGCCCGTCGTGGTGGCCGCGCCCCGGGAGTTCGCCAAGACCACCATCACCTCCTTCGGTTACGTGCTCCACCAGATTTGTCATAAGCTGCGCCATTTCGTCATTATAGCTTCAGATACCGAAGACCTGGCCAGCGACCTCACCGGCTACCTCTATTTGGAGCTGCTCCACAACGAGCGCCTCAAGTGCGATTTCGGCGAGCTGGTCCGGGACCACTGGGCCGTGGACGATTTCGTCACCTTGACCGACGTGCGCCTCAAAGCCCGGGGCCGGGGCCAGCGCCTGCGGGGCCTGAAGCACAAACAGCACCGCCCGGACCTGATCATCCTGGACGATCTCGAAAACGACCAGCAGGCCCGCTCCCCGGACCTGGTCAAGAAGCTGCTCTCCTGGATCACCGGCGCGGTCTATCCCGCCATCGAGGCCTCGGGCTCGCTCTTCTGGATCGGCACCATACTCGCCCGCAAGAGTGCCCTCTATACTGCCATCCATTCGGAGGAGGAGCCCTGGCGCCACTGGACCCGCCGCCTCTACCGCTCACTGCAGGGACAAGAGGTCAGGGATCAGGGGCCAGGAAAAACTAACCCCCAACCCCTAACCCCTGACCCCTTTCCCCTGGTCTCTTTGTGGCCGGCGCGTCATCCAGTCTCCAAACTTCTAGAACAAAAGCGCCTCATGGGTTCGCTGGCCTTCAACCGGGAGAAGCAAAACGACCCTGTGGACGAGGAAGGGGTCTTCCAGGAGGCCTGGTTCCGGTTCTACCATGCCACGGATCTCACCGGGAAGGACCTGATCGTGGCGGGGTTCTTCGACCCCTCCATCGGCATCGGCGAGACCGCAGACTATAAGGCCGTCCTCACCGTGGGGCTGGAGCGCCGGGAGATGATCTTCTACGTCCTGGACGCTTACATCCGCCGGGGGACCCTGGACGAGGCGCTGCGGGCCGCCTTCATCCGCCACGAGCAACGGAACTACTGGCTCTTCGGGGTGGAGGACAACCTTTTTCAGAAGCTGCTCCTGCGGGAGTTCGATCGGCTGAGCAAAGAGCGCGGCGTGGTGCTGCCGGTCCGGGGCGTCACCGCCAAGACCGCCAAGGAGACCCGGATCTCCCGGCTTTCGCCCCTGGTGGAGCGGGGCCAGATCCGCTTTTGTAAAGGGCAGGGAAACCAGGATTTGTTGCTGGAACAGCTTCTCTATTTTCCGGCCAAAACGGTCCACGACGACGGCCCCGACGCCCTGGAAGGCGCGGTGGGGCTCCTCGAGGGCGGCGCCGTCATGGGGATCTTCGCTTATTACAAAGGGGAGTTTGACACGATGGTGGCGGAGGAGCACCGGCTGTACGGATGAATCGGCGAAGATCGCCGCTATCGGCGTGCATCGGCGGCTGCTAAAAAAATTTAACCGCCGATTAACGCCGATTAACGCCGATGGAGACAAATGCTATGGCTGAACCCAATCGCGTACCGATTGCCCCCGAGATCATCAGCGCCGCCCAATGGGCCGCGGGGCGCCGTTTCACGCCCACCGGGCCCGATCAGGACTTCTTCGGGCCCGGCCAGCCGCTGCCGCCCCTCGCGCCGCCCTCCGCCGCCGGCCGCCAGTTCGACTACCCGGCGGGCTACAACCTGCTGGTCACCCCCCGGGGCGACCTGCCCATCTCGTTTCTGGATCTTAGGAACCTGGCCCAGAACTGCGACCTGGTGCGCCTGGTGATCGAGACCCGCAAGGATCAGATCAGCAAGATGGACTGGACTGTGTCGCCCATAGGGGATGGTTCAAAGTTCAAAGTTAAAAGTTCAAAGTTAAAAAACAAAAAGCCGCCTTCTCCGGAGGCCGAGCGCCAGGCCCGGGAGGCCACCGCCCTCCTGAAGCGCCCCGACCGGATGCACTCCTTCGGCGCCTGGATGCGCATGCTCCTGGAAGACATGCTCGTCATTGACGCGGCCACCCTCTACCCCCGGCGCACCAAAGGCGGCGCCCTCTACGCCCTGGAGCCGGTGGACGGCGCCACCATCCGCCCCATCATCGATGAGGGCGGCCGCATCCCGCTGCCTCCGGCCCCGGCCTATCAGCAGATCATCAAGGGCCTGCCAGCCACCGACTACACCCGGGAGGAGCTGCTCTATTATCCCCGCAACTTGCTCACCTGGCGCATCTACGGCTTCTCGCCGGTGGAGCAGATCATCATCATCACCAACGTCATCCTGCGGCGGCAGATGCACCTCCTGCAATACTACACCGACGGCAACCTGCCCGACGCCCTGATGGAGGTGCCGGAGAACTGGTCCACTGCCCAGATCGCCGAATTCCAATCGTATTGGGACGCCCTGCACGCGGGTAACACTGCCCAGCGCCGCCGGGGCAAATGGGTGCCCCACGGCATGACCCCGCACCTGATGAAGGAGGGGGATCTCAAGAGTCCCATCGACGAATGGTTCGCCCGGGTGGTGTGCTACGCCTTCTCGGTGTCACCCCAGCCCTTCGTGCAAACTATTAATCGGGCCACCGCGGAGACCGCCCAGGAGGCGGCCCTGAGCGAGGGGCTGGTGCCCCTGATGCAATGGATGGCGGACTTCATCAACTACGCCCTCCAGGACTTCGGGTTCGACCAGGTGGAATTCGCCTGGCAGCAGGAAGGCGCCGTGGACCCCCAGGTGCAGGCCCAGATCGACAACCTGGATGTGAGCAACGGCATCCGTCTCCGCAGCGAGATCCGGACCTCCCGGGGCCTGGTGGACGATGGCACCCCGGACTTCATCATGACGGTCCAGGGGCCGGTACTGGTGAGCGACATCGGCAAAGAGCCGGAGCCGGAACCGGGGAACCATAATTCTGATGGCAGTAATGCTGATGGAGGGGGAGGGCCAGAACCATCCGGGACGCAGAAGCCTCCGCCCCAAAAACTGGCCAAGACCACCAGTAGCACAGGTTTAAAACCTGCGCCACCGAGGCCTAGGCCACCGAAAAAGGAGACTTAGATGGTCATTATTGGCGCCATCATCCTGGGTATTGTGGTTATAGGGCTGGCCGTTTACCGCTTCTTCTTGCCGGCCTTGGCCTACCTGATTTCCTGGTATTTTTGGGGAGGCAAGGAATGAATAAGGCCGAAATGAATCCAGATAGCCCGCAGCAAAGGGCTTTCCTGCGATACCTGCTGGTGCCGGTGGTGGCTTTTATCGCCGGTGCGGTGAGCACCCTTTTCGTGCTGCTGGTGTCGGGAGTGATAAAGGTCAGCTAATGATTCACCGCAGAGACGCAGAGAGCGCAGAGAAAAACATGCCAGTTGCCAGCAAAGGCAAGGAAATTCTGGGAACTGATAACTGGGAACTGGGAACTCTCTGCGCCTCTGCGGTGAAATACGCTTTGGAGCGACTATGGACTATCTGCATGCCGACGCAGCCCCCTCGCAGGCGCCGTTGAATCTCAAGATCGAGGCAGTCGTTACCTGCGTTAATTACGGCGATTATCTGGCCTGGACGCTGCCGGCCAATAAGCAACACTTTAACCGGATGGTGGTGGTCACCCGGCCCGACGATAAGCTTACTCAACAATTGTGCGCCTATTACCACATCGACTGTTACCCCACGTATGACTGGCACCGGAATGACGATGCCTTTAACAAGGCCAAGGGCATCAATTACGGCCTGTCGCAATTGGAGAAGGACGGCTGGGTGGTCCATCTGGACGCCGATATCTACCTGCCCCCCCGGACCAAGACCTTTCTGCAAAGAATCTCCCTGGACCAGGCCTCCCTCTACGGCATCGACCGCATGGAATGCAAGACCTTTGCTGATTGGATCAAGTTCCTGAGTGCGCCACCTCTCCAGCATGAAGGGGAGATCTTCGTCCATCCCCGCCCCTTCCCGCTGGCCGTCCGCATCGCCAGGCTGGACCGGGACGGCTATGTGCCCATCGGCTTTTTTCAATTATGGAATCCCAAGGGATCGGGAGTAGTACTACTGCGTTAAGTTAAGAGTCATCCATTATGATTGGACGCCAACAGCAAGGGCAGAAGCCAAGTTTCATTATGAGCATGTGTTGGAGTTCCCTTCTGGCGCATGGGAGGGTCCACCCAG